ATATTGAAATATGCCCTGAATATGATTCTAATGAAAGTTATAGAAAAAAGATGGAAATGAAAAGGAAAACATTTGGCTGTATGTTACTTAAGACAATATATGAAATTGACAACTTTATTGAAAGTATATAAATGAAAGCTACAATACAACAAATAGCAAAGTTCTATGATAAACACCCAGAATGCATTGGTAGAATAAAAGTTGCAACTAGGTTTGGATATAAGACCATAGAATATGCAGACATTACTGCATATGATTCCGAGGTCTATGAAGTAGTCACGGAAACGAATAAAAAAATATATGCTTCACCTGATCATAAATTATATAGCAATGGTTGGGTAAAGGTAAAAAGGCTTAGAAATGATGACCAACTTCTTACTAAAGATGGCCATGAATCCATTAAGAAAGTATCAAAATTACCCGGTATAAGAGAAGATTTGTATGATCTTCAGGTGGAAGAAGTAAAAGAGTTCTATGCAAATGGCATTGTTAGTCACAATTCCACTATGATTGACGCTATTGTATTTGCGCTATATGGAAAAGCGTTTAGAAAGATCACCAAAAACCAACTGGTGAGCAGCATCAACAAGAAAGAACTATTGGTGGAACTTGAATTTCGCATCGGATCAAAGAAATATATGGTTCGTCGTGGTATTGCTCCTGTCGTCTTTGAAATATGGGTAGATGGTGAGTTACTAAACAAAGATGCTGCTTCAAGAGATTATCAAGAATATCTTGAGAAAAACATCATCAAAATGTCCCTGAAATCATTCTCACAGATTGTCATTCTGGGTAGTGCAGAGCATAATGCAGAAATTGAAAAGATGAAGAAAACCGAGGTGTCCAAACTAAAGACCAAGGTTGCTGAACATCTAAAGACGATTGAAGATAGCAAGGAACTCATTGAGGAATATGAGAAACAAATAACTGATCTTGGCGAAACAATATCTGATAAGACAAAGCAGAAAAAAACATTCACGCAATCCAATGATCTTTTGCGAGATTTGCAGAACAAGAAAAAGACTATTGACAAAGAGATACAGTTTTATGCAGATCATGACAACTGCCCGACTTGTAAGCAGGGTATTGAAAAGACGTTCAAAGAGGATACACTTGAAGAACGTAAGTCAAAGATAGAAGAACTATTGGGTGCTATTGATACTTTGAAACAAAAGAAAGAAGAAGCAGAGAAGCGTATTGAAGAAATATCAGACGTTGAAGATGAAATACAGAAACTACATAACAAGGCAAACGAACATCGCTTGACAGTCAAAATGACAATGAGACAGTTGAAGGCAATCAAAGAGGAACTATCAAAAGCAGAAAAAGATGCTGAAGAATTTGATCAAAGTCGTATTACAGAATACACAGATGAACTAAAGCGCTATCAGGAAACACAGACGGAACTATACGAGAGACGAGAGATACTATCTGTTGTTGCGTCTATGCTCAAGGATGGTGGTATCAAAACAAGTATCATTCGTACATATATTCCTATCATGAATAAGATCATCAATCAATATCTTGCTGAGTTTGAGTTGTTTGTTGACTTCAATCTTGACGAGAATTTCAATGAAACGATCAAATCACGCTTTCGTGATAAGTTTACCTTTGCTTCATTTAGCGAAGGCGAAAAGATGCGTATCAATCTATCAATCATGTTTGCTTGGCGGGCGCTTGCGAAGTTGAGAAATAGTGTATCTACAAATCTACTTCTTCTGGATGAGATTCTTGACGGTGCAAGTGATACATCTGGTGTTGAGACGATTATTGATATTCTGCACAAGATGCATACCAAAGATAACATCTTTGTTATCAGTCACCGTGGAGAACAGTTTGGCGAAAAGTTTGAAAGAACGATTCGTTTTGAGAAAGTGAAGAACTTCACACAAATAGCAGCTTGATCGGGGGTTTTGCATTATGATTATAAATGAGTTTATGGATATTCTATCCACCCGTTGTGATTCGAGGGGATTGCCTGATATTCCCCACGAATTGTGGTTGGAGATTATATCCAAGTATGATAAGAACGATATCAGAGAAACTTTTGCACGATATGTGCATAAGAATAATATTCCGTTTCCCATAAAAGAGTTTGATGAGTATGAATATAAGAAAAGGTTTTACGATTTTTATACTAAATCTTTTTTGTCGTTTTATGGAGATAGTGACGTTGTTCATGAAAAATATGATTACAAGTATAAGTATTCTGACAACCCATTGGGTGTTATCGATAAAGGCAATTATTACAATATGGTCAGTAATTTTTTTCAACAGGAAAATAGGTTAAGATGTCCATATAACTCTGCTAAATCTCCATATGAAATATGGAATGATGAAAAACTATTATCAAAGTTCAACTGGCATTGGTGGCGTCTTGGTGTGATGGGGAAAAGTGATATTGATGAATCTGTAATCAGAGCAGGGTTTCGTTTAGGGGGATATATAGCAACACAGTTTAAACCAAGTGTTGCCAAGGCAATATACGAAAGACATCATGCCGTCAATGTATTAGATACGTCTTGTGGTTGGGGTGACAGACTGGCGGGATTCTATGCTACTCCGAGTACAAAACTATATGTTGGTTGCGATCCAAATCCAAAAGTCTTTGAAGTCTATAAGGAACAGTGTTTGTCTTATGACCGACTATTGGGTGGTGATCCCGTTTTGCATGAAGAAGAGGATTATTTCGAATGTAGAGGAATCAAAACTGTAAAGATATGGCGCAAACCATCCGAAGATGTTGATTGGAGTTTATACGAAGATACCTTTGATCTATATTTCACGTCCCCGCCTTATTTTGATACAGAAAAGTATGCAGAAGGTGGTGATGCTGAGGACGATCAATCTTGGAAACGATATAATAATTTTGAAAAATGGAAGAATGACTTCTTTTTTAAGGTGTCCCGAGACGTGTGGAAAACGATCAAAAAGAATGGTTTCATGATGATAAACATCATCGAACCAAGATCAAAAGGAAAGACATACAATCTTTGTGATGATATGGTAGATACATTTAGAACTTTTGATCAGTGTCATTATATTGGAAAAATTGGAATGAGAATGATGGCTAGACCAAATGTGGATAAAGAAGAATTGAGTGGTGTTTTTATTGAACCAATTTGGGTCTTTAGAAAGGATAATTCTTCCTATATTGACACGGCAGAAAGCAATCTTGAACAGTTTTTTGAATAGAAAACTTCACAAAAGTTTCATATAAAATCTGATTTTTTTGGTGTAAATAAAGGTGACTCATTGGGGAGTCAGATAAAAGGAGAAACATGAATGAAAACACTTATTACGACAGCTATTGCTGCTATTGCATTTTCAACTTCAGCTTTTGCTAGAGACAACATTCAAATCGCGGGATCGTCCACGGTTCTGCCATATGCAAGTATTGTTGCGGAAGCATTCGGAGAAAATACTGATTTTCCTACACCCGTTGTCGAATCTGGTGGATCATCTTCTGGATTGAAACGTTTCTGTGAAGGTGTTGGAGAAAATACAATTGACATTGCGAACGCATCACGTCAAATGCGAGAAGGTGAAGTTGCAACATGCGCGGAAAACGGTGTAACCGATATTACAGAAGTTCGTATTGGCTATGACGGGATTGTATTCGCAACAAGTGTAGGAAGTAATTCTTTTGAGTTCACGCCAAAGGATATCTATCTCGCAATCAATTCGGAAAGTGAATATACGAACTGGAATGAAGTCAATCCTGATTTTCCAGATCAACCTATTACGATGTTCATCCCCGGCACGAAGCACGGCACACGTGAAGTCTTTGAAGAAAGGGTGTTGCTTGCTGGCTGCGAAGCAGTCAATGGTCCTGCTGAAACAGATGAGCAGAAGGAGGCATGCTTTTCCGTAAGAGCAGACGGTGTGTCAGTAGATATTGATGGCGATTATACAGAAACACTTACAAGAATGGGCGCTACGCCTCATGCGATTGGCGTATTTGGGCTTTCATTCTATGAGAATAACACAGAAACGATAAATGCTTCTACGATGAGTGGTGTGTTTCCTTCAAAGGAAACGGTCGCGTCTGGTGAGTATCCCGTAAGTCGTCCATTATTCTTTTACCTCAAGAATGCTCACTTGGGTTTTATTCCGGGTTTAAAGGAATATGCTCAGTTTTTCATGAGTGATGCGGTTGCTGGTGATCACGGTCCACTTGCTAATTATGGCCTGGTTCCCGATCCTGCTATTGCTGAGACTCAGGAAAAACTAAACGGACTGTAAACTAAATCAAGTATAAAGAAAATTGGGCAATCTTTGAAG